CAAGATTCTAGAATGTCTGATGTTCTTAAGGCACAGCAAGACAAGTTAAATGCACAGCAAACATATGCCAATGCAATCGCTGGATTATACTAAGGAGTAAACATGGGAGTTTATACAAGTAATACATACAATCCAATGAGCTCTATTCAGGCTGCATTGAATAACGTAAATGAACGTAACCGTATTAAGAATGAATACTGGAAGACTAAGGGTCAAATCTGGTCTAACTTTGCTCAGGATATGGGTAAGCTTGGAACTAGAATGATTGATAGTTTCGTAGCAAATTCTGAAAGTAATGATGCAAATAGCCCAGAAGCAAGACTCGAAGCATTAGAGAAAGAACTCAAGGATGCAGAAGAAGCTGAAAGAATCCAGGCTATTCAAGACAAGTATAACGAACAGGTTGCACAGAGACAGGCTATGGATGAATATTTAAAGAATACTCCTGAAGCTCTTGCAGCTCGTTATGCAGAAGCTATGAGAGGTTATACACCTAACTTTGGTGGTTATAACTACAATCAATTCCAAGGTGGAGTATATCCAGAACAGGAAATGCAAGATTTCTATCGTAGGGGGATTTAATGCCTAGAAGCGTAGCAGAAATTCAGGCTGAGATAGCCAAAGTAAAGCAAGAAATTGCAACACGTGATATGTATAGACAACCTCAGTCAAGGGTTGGTTGGGCTACTTATGTCGGAACTGGTGACAGAGGATTACTTGACGCATATCAGAATAGAGAAGACCAGTATAATAAGATGATTAAGCAACAGCAATTCCAGGCTGCTGAAGCTGCTCTTGCACGTAAATTCCAGGAAGCAGAGAATGAACGTAACCGTGAGAATGCACGTGATATTGCTGGTATGAATAAGCAAACTGCATTGAATGATAAACAGAATGAAGCATATTTACAGTATCAGAAGTATATTCTTGCTCGTGAGAAGATGAGAGCTCAAGGTCTTGATACGTCTGAAATGGATTTACAGATTAATCATCTTGCCGATAAATTTGGCTTCTCTAAACTACAAGAAGCAGAGTATAATTTAGATAAAGACGTTAACTATGTTCTTGCTCAGTCTAGTGCATATGATGCAATCAATAACCCATTAAATGATGGTAGCGAAGATGCTCTTGAATATATGCGTAATAGAGTTGCACAGTTCCATACACCGGAATCTGCGAAGGAACTTGCTCGTCTTGATAGAGAAATTAAGAAACGTGACAAGTATATAGCAGAACAGAAAGCAATTGATGCAGCAATAAATAATTATTACAAGACCGGAAATCTTAGTGATTTATTAATACAACTTGATTTCGAAGAAGCTGGTACTGCAGGCAACCGTCATCTAATAAGAGGTAAGAAGGTTTATCGTAGAAAGAAAGGAAGTGGAACTGCACCAGCAAATGGTCCAATTAGCAATTAAGGAGAATATATGAAGCAGTTTAATACTGAACATATCAATTCTATTAGAAACGACCTAAGATTATGGCTTGGTAATGAATGGGCTAATTCGTTTGATAAATCTAAGGATAAAGCTAGGTGGTTTAGAGACAATCAGGACGCATTACTTACTAATGACCAGTTTGTAAAGAAATATGATATTGATGCACTACAAGGTGTCGATTCTAAGGCTATGGAGTCTATCTATAACCGTTATCCTGATTATTCTAAACTTACTGAGAATCAAATTAAACGTTTCGAATCTTCTTCTAACCAAAGCAGAGAAGAATTAAAGAAATACTACAAATTCAGAGAAGATCAGAAGAAGGCAGTTAAGAAATTTAATGACGAAAGATATAAGGAATTAGAAACTGCTCGTCAAGAATCTGAACGTGCTAAAGATAATTCATATTATACTAGTCCATTTGCCAATGAATATGCAAGAAAGGCTTATATTCAAGGCAATAAAGATCTGGCTGGTAAACAAGAATTCCTTGGTAAGACCGCAGCTGTTTCAGATTTCATGCCATTTCCTGTTTCGTTAATGGGACCAGCAATTCGTGTTTCACAGAAATATAAATCAGGTGAAGATATAATGACCCCTGGAACTGCCCTTGATTTCGCTGGAGCAGTTATTCCAGATATGGTTGAGAAACCTGCAAAGCTTGCATGGCAATATCTTAAAGGTTCTAAAGTTGGTAAATTGCTTGAAAGCAAGACTGGTAAGCAAATTGAGAATAGAATTAAAGCAGCAGATAACAAAGCAGCACAAGAAGCAGTAAATGATATTAAATTAACAGAAGGTCTTGATGTTGATAGAGAAACTGATGAAGGAATCGAGAATATATATAATCAGATTAAGACACCTGAAATTAAGAAATCAGTAGAAGATTATTGGAAAGCTAAACGCTCGATGGATGTTGCTAGAGAAACTGAAGGAACAGCTGCACAAATAGCGGATGTTGCTGAAGGATTGTCTGGGGTTGAACGCGAAAGAGCATTACAGTATGCTGATATTGCAGCAGCTCAAGCTGCAATGGAAAGAGAAGCAGCCGATCAAGCATTAACCACTGCAGAACGTAAAGCTAATTATAAAGCTATGATAAGTAAACCAACATTAGAAGTTCGTTCTGGTAATTTACCTAAAGAACAACCTTTAATGGTTAATGGTGACTTTAATACATATTATAAGGATGTTCCATTAAAGGATATTATTGATTATAGAGAATCTCAAGTAGTTCCTAATTTCAAAGATGAAGCACTTTATCAATTACTTAGATTAGGTGGTCGTAAAGCTGCTCGAGCAACACTTGGCGGTCATAAATGGAATGAAATTGATTACAAACCTAATTATAATGAAGATAAAGCAATTAATGAAATCATTAATATGTATAGTGATGATTGGAAATATGGTAAACCATCAAACTATAATGACCCATTAATTAAAGCCGCATATGATAAATGGTTAGATGACCAATATCGTAAAGGTAATTATGACGTTCTATATAGAATGGGAGAAATTAAATAATGCGCAATTGGGACAATTGGTTAAGATATCAAGATAACGACCGTAATCCTTTACACGGTTGTATTCAATTCATGGTAAAGGACGGTAATACAGTAGCACCCATTTATGATTCTGAAGGTACTGCTCTTGCAAATCCACAAGTAACCGATACATATGGTAGAACGAAACATCAGGTCTTTATTGATACTGATGTTATTGCATATTTCTACAAATATGTTGGTGAAGGTATTTGGTCAGGTCAGGAAGATATTGATACTTCTGATGTTTCTAAATGGTCATTACAATATACTTCTGAGAATACTTTAGATATTCTTGCAAATATAACCTCTGATACTGTAGTTTCTATTGGAACTATTGAAGCATTAAGAGGTGTTGATGTAGATGGTATTCCTCTCGTTGATGGTAAGAAAGTTATTACTCTCTTAGGTTATTTCAATTCTGGAGATAAGGAACCAATTAATTATTACTGGGATGCAGAATCTACTGCACAGGATAACGGTGGTTCCGTTATTGCATCAGATAACCATATTACTGGCCGTTGGATTATGGTACAACCTACAGAACATGTAGATTCTAGACATTTCGGTGCATTCCCGTCTAATTCTATGAATATGGAAGACCAGACTTACCAGATTGGTAACCTCTTTGCATATTGTTCTGTTCACAGTTTAAGACCATTCTTCAATGGTTCTACAGATTATAGATGGTTTAAATTCACAAATCTTAACGTTATAGCTGATGAAATTGATATTTCTGATGGTACAAGATTTATGGATTTAGGTAACAATACCATTCAAGGTAACTGGAATGGTGATCCATTCTTTAACCTCTCTAATACCACAGTCGTTGCTGAGAATGTTAAAGCTTCTTGGATGGCTAAAGCATATACTGGTTATAAGAACGTCATATTAGATAGAATCTCTGCTCAGAAGAATTGGCAGGATGCAAATATTGATGTAAGATATAGTCCATGTTACGGTTATAACTTTAACCATTGTGTTATTTCTGAGAATGGTAATATTGGTTCTGATAATACAAACGGTGTTAATAATACATTCATTAATTGTAAATTAAATGAAAGAATGTTTATAACCTCTGGTGATTATACTGTATCTCTCGTTGGATTAACCTCTGGTTGTCAGATTGATATGGATGATTTCCGTAACAACATGTGGTTATACAAACAGTTACGTTTCACATCCGATGGTAATGCATTCTTAGATTACCGTGATATGCCGAATGTTGGTGCTCCGTTTGTCAACTATGTTGGTAATATGGTAGCCTCGGAAACTATCTGGGTTACAAACCTTAAGAATCTTTATGCAACACGTTATACTTTAAATAATGCAAATGGTCAGATTACCACATATGTATTAGAGAACTGTGTTGGTTATTACCAGATTCCTGATAACATGACCGTTAGTATCATATCCAGTTCTGTTAAACTCAGACTTGGTCATAACTGTGTTATTCAGGCACGTGATTCTGATATTACTTTGGATGATTATTATATTCAAACTGCAGATAGAAATCCAACTATTTCTGTACGTAACTGTACCTTACATGGTGAATATACTGGTAATTATAGATGGAAATCCTTTACTGCATATGATTCTATATTACTTTGTGGTATTGAATCCATGAATACAGTTATCAAAGATTCTCAGATTAACTCAACATTAAAGTTAATTGCAGAACCTGGAGTAGAAAGAACTGTTACATATTTATCTAATACAGTAAATGTTTCTCATTTCATCCACGGTTACTTGGATAACAATATCTTCAATGCTGGTCTTGTTATTGATGGTCAGTCTGCAAATACTATATTTGGTGCATCTCATGTACTCGTTGATTCTCTCATTATTCAGAATAACCGTAGTAATTTGACAAATGCACAGGCTTGGGGAATTTCCAGACTTGGTTGTATGGCATCTGATGCTCTTAACTATTACACCTTTGTTAATAACACAGGTGGTTTCGAATGCTCTCTTGAAATGCATCAAGTTCCGATTATTCCAGGCGGTACTTTAATAACTCCGTCTTATAATGGTATGTTAACCGAAACATTAGGACAGTTAGTAGAATCTATACGTTGGTCACAGAATGTAAGTACAGTCCAGGACAATCCGTCTTATGCCGATAATATGACATCATATTTCACAAAGATGAGAATGTTCGTTATTGGTCTTTATGACGCGACTGTCAATCTTGAAATTTCGTTAATCGATAACCCGGCTCCTGGTGGACAAAGATCCGGTAGTGACCCGATTTATTTAAATCCGAACATTAACTGGGTTGCTGAAGGCGGTACACCATATAACTATAATTCCAGTATTTATGGTCCATCTACAGTTCAGGCTAGGTTATCTACGTATAGCAAATATTCATCTATTGACAACTCTCATTCATTTATTGTGCCTGACCTTGCCAGAGACCCTTATTCTGTTAGTGATGAATGGCAAATACGTAACTTTATTCTTGGTAAAGGTCCTGGTTGGTTTACTGGAACATCTGTCAACTGTTCTCTCAAGATTAGACAGGCAGACAAGAGATTCTAATTATTTGACATAAATAAGGATTTAAGATGGACAATATTATAACACAATGTAACGCATTCCTCGTAAAGTCTGACTCACGTTACGCAAATACAATTAAACGTGCGGTTAATGACTTACGTAGGTATTCTGGTGATTTCTGGAATAAGGAAACCATTGCCCAGTATAAGAGAAATAAGAGAACAAATTTGTCGTTAAATAACTGGAATCCTATGGTTAACGCCATAGCTTCTCCTATTTCCAATTCACCATGGCATGTAGAATTAACAGATAATAACATGTCTGATATTCAGGAAGCAATTGATAATATCGAATCTGATTCTGATACCAAATCTGCAATTATTGATGCATTCAGAAAGGCAGTATTAACAGGTTACGGTTACTTAATTGCAACCACAATTGAAGATGAGTTAACTGGGGAACCTAAGATTATTGTTGAATCTGCATCTCATATTGACGCAATTGCAGTTGACCCTTCTTGTTCTACTACAGAATGTTCTGACGCAGAAGAAGGTGCTGTTATTAATTACATTTCTGTAAGGAAAGCTAAACGCTTATATGGTAACGATATTGTTCCAATGGCTTATCCTGATGTTGAATGTTCTATTGCATTCTCTCAGTTTGACCAATGGGAAATACCAGAAGATTCTGTAGCTGTTATTTCTTACTTTACAAAGAATGAACAAGGTTATGTAGATTTATATAAGATTGTTGGTGACAAGGTTGTTCAGCAAATTGCATTACCAATTAGATATATTCCTATTCTGAGAATTGCTGGTAATGAAATATTTGAAAGAAACCAGATTAATTATAATGGTATTGTTCAGCAAACCTTATCTCTTGAATTAGGTGCAAATATTGCATATTCTACCATGGTTGATAGAGTTGGTCGTTCTGCTAAGGCAAACTATATGATTAACGTTGATGCTCTATTACCAAAGAATATGGCTGCAGTTAATGAAGATGATACAGTTGCAGTTCTCTGGAAAGGTGAACATCAGCCAGTACCATTAACAGAACAGTTTGCTACGGGTGACCTTCAGGCTACAATCGATACATGTAGAACGTTGATGGAAGATACCATGGGTATTCCTCTTACTGGTATTGTTGATCAGAAGGAAAGAACTGCTACAGAAATATTACGTCAGGAAATCTCTAAGGAATCTAATACTGCAAACTATTATAATAATGCATTTAAGGCTATTAGAACCTTAGGCAAGATTATGATTGAATTGTTAAATGGTGGTCAAGACCTTAAGTTTACATTAGAGAATGGTCCTTCTGTTATTACTCGTCAAATGAAACAAAGACAAGAATTAACAGCATTGGCTACAATTATGCCAGATAACATGAAACCAATCATCGCTAAGTATTTCGCTGATACGTTGAAGAATGATTTGGGTGACGAATTATCTCGCAATATTGTTGCAAACTTACCAGCTGATGTTAACTTTGTTACTGAAGGTCAGGATCCTGCTGCAGTCCATATGCTCGAACAGATGAAGATGACTATGGATATGAACATGGAAGAAATGGGATTACTCAAACAAGAGAATGAAGACCTCAAGAAACAGTTATTCCAGGCACAAATGAGTATGATGGATGGTCGTGAGCAGAGAGAACTCGATTGGCAGAAGTTTGTCGTTTCTGAACAGGATAAGATGATGGTTGAATCTGCTAAGGCTGAGAATGCTGCGGTTAAGACCGAGAATGATGCAGCAAAGGCTACAAATGATGCAGTTCTTAAACAACAGGAACTTGCAATTAAGGAAGCTGAAGTTGCAATTAACTCTCAAGAGAAAGAAACTGACCAGGTATTGAATAGCTATAAACTTGCTATTGATGCTGCAAATATTGGAAGTGATTTCAAGGAGGAATAATGTTATTTGAAGTATTGACTGGTTCTGGTCTTGGTGGCAATGCTGCGATGAGTGGTAATAGAAACGCAACCAAGATGCAAACAGAACAAGAACATATGGATTTCCTTGATATTCGTAATCAACCAGGTTACGAAGCTTGGAAAGCTATGCCTCCTGGTCCTGCTAAATCTGCAGCTTTAATGCAGTTAAGGTTAAATGCAGAAGAATGGGAGAAAGCACAACCACAGTATTGGAAAGAAGATAATTTACCAAGACGTCCAATTACTCAGTCTTCTTCTTATATTGGTAATATTCAATACGAACCAAGAACTAATACAGCAAATATTCAGATGGGTAACAAGATTTATCAATATCCAAACGTTACACCAGATGGTATGTATAGATTCTTAAATTCTAATATGGAAGATTATTTACGAGAAAGAAAGCCTTATTCTGGTCAAGGATTCTAGATTTCTCTAATTATTCTTCATATGCATGTATGGCAGAGCGGCGATTGCGCATGACTGTAGATCATGTCCTTATAGGTTAACACCGGTGGTTCGATTCCATCTGCATGCATTATTCAGGCGAGTGTGACCGAGTGGATTATGGTGGCTGATTAGAAATCAGCAGTGGGTTAATAGCCCACCGTGGGTTCGAATCCTACCACCGCCTCTAAAGCAATATTATTTCGGGCGGTCATGTACCAAGGAGGCGACCGTGATTTGCAATCATAGTGAGTAGAGTTCGATTCTCTAACTGTCCATGAAATTATCTAATTATTTCTGTATAATGGTAACGGTGACCATTATATGTAAATTTAAATTAACACCGGCGAGGAATGACAATCCTATATGAGTATGTCAACAGAGCAAGCCTTAAGCTATATGAAAGGCAACGATAAAGATGCGAAGGTAACTGAGACCCCATCAGTCGAGGAAACCAAATCGGAAGAAGTTAACGTCGATTCTCCTGAGGATGCAAAGAAGGTTGAAACTAAAGAAGTTGAAACCAAAGATGACGGCGATAAGCCAAACGACGGCGATCAACCTAAAGTTGAAGATAAGGGAAGTGATGAGCCCAAGGTCGAAGAAACGAAGGATGATAAGAAGAAAGAACTGACACCGCAAGATTATGCGTTCATGAAACAGAAAGATAAGAACCGTAAATTGCAGGACAAATATGACAAGTTGAACAATAAGTTCAATGAAACCAATAAGCAGAAAGACGCACGAATCAAAGAATTAGAAGATGCGTTAAAGAAGTATCAAGACCTTAAATCCGAAGATTTCAAGAAACAGGATGGTACGGTTGACTATGATGCATTCACTGATTGGAAAGTTCAGCAGAAAGACATGCAGAATGAAGTAAGTAATCTGCGTAAATCTATGGAACAAGACCAAATTCAGCATGCAATAGATTATGACCGTTACGTTACTGAAAGATGTTTCGAAGGAAAGGAATTGGAAGATTACGATAATCTTATTGCAACCAAGGGTGGAATATTTGCGAATGAAATACATAAGGTTGACAAGACTAACGCAGCTTTCAATTACCTCGAAACATTGAATGATTATCCGATTGTTCTTCGTGAACTCATGACCAATCCAAATAAATGGTTAGGTGGTATGTTCAGAAGTACTGACCCGGATATGATTAAATGGAATACTGCGAGGGTCGCTGATGCAATCTTGAACGAATATTATAGTTCTAAGAAACCTGCAGAAACTCCTGCTCAACCAAAGCCTGCTATGCCCGTCATCGGAAAGCAGATAACCAATGCTGGTGCTACTACTAGTCCACATCAGAGTTTAACGTCTAGTATGGCATCGATAAACAAATATTTACAAACACATAGACATTAAATCCAAAGGAAATAGATTATGAATTACAAAGATTCTGTTAACAATGAATTTCAGGTTAATGAACGCACCGAACTCGTTCTTATCCGCTCTGCTGAAGCAGCTCCGTACCTCACTGTTGGTACTAAGTCCTATTTAGGTGACCAGCTCGTTGGAAAGAGAAATGGTCAGACTTATCAGTTCGTCATCCGTGATGCTGGTGAATATGTTACTGGTATTGATATTACTGGTCACAAGTCCACTCTCAAGGAACGTCCAGTTGAATTCAAGATTCAGGAAGGTAACATCGCAATTGATACCGATATCCTCGTTAAGGCTTCTGTAGATTTCGATAAGGAAATTGCTCAGCCTAATGGTGAGAAGCTCGCTAAGGGCCTCGTTAAGGATGTTATGGATGCTGACCTCGGTAAGCAGAACACCGCATTCGTTGGTCAGGGTTGGTTACCGTTGTTTAAGGCTTCTAACTACCTCGAATCCATCTCGTCTGAATCGCAGTATGCATTCTTCGACCCAATGATTCATTCTATCGCTCGTTCGTCTGGTAAGGCTTATGAACCTGCTGGTGACGTTGAACCGATTTATCGTAAGGGTCTTAAGGGTACGATTGGTGAAGCTGAAGTACGTTCTCAGCAAGGTTTCAAGGTTGTTGAAATTTCTGAAGCTCTCGCAAACGAACTTTCGAGTGCAACTGTTGCCTCTTACGTCTCTGGTGACAAGGTTGATACATTGACTCTCAACAACGTTACTGAAGATATTCCGGCTGGTACTCCATTGTTCATCGCTGGTGTTAAGGCATGTGACCTCGTTGGTGAAGCTACATCTGCTCCAAAGGCATTCATCGCAATCGAAGATGGTGCTGCTGGTGTTGTTAAGGTCCGCCACGTTGATTTCGCTGGTCGTGGTACTCGTGAAGCTTCTGCTGTCCCGGCTGCAAATGACAAGCTCGTTAACCCAATTAAGGAAGGTACTTACTTTACTGGTATTATCCGTCTTAATGGTGCTTTCGAAGCTGATACCATCAAGGATCTTGACTGGTCTAACGCAGACGAACGTGTTTCTACTCCGAACGGAATCACAATGCATACCGCTCGTGCAGTTGACGTCATGAAGGGTACAAATACTACTCGTTACACCATCGCTGGTGTCTGGGGTATTACTGACCCACGTGCTGTTACTTACGTCTGTATCAAGGATGCAACTTCTAACGTTGTTGCTCTCTAATCCAGATTAGATAACATAAATTAAATAACCTCCGTAGGAAGTTCCTCGGAGGTTTCTTTATTTATACAAACAATTTCAAATATCGTTCTTTATTACACCATCGTTCTTGTAGTTTCTGATATTGGTAATTTAATAACATTTCGTAATTATCATTTGCTCGTTCAACTATATACTTAAATGATTGTTTAGTCACGTTATTTGGTACCTTCTGATAAGGATGTGCAATAGCATACGTAGAAATATCAGAACATAAACATACTCTACCAACAGCTGCAGCTTCTATATATTTCAAATCAGATTTACAGTTACCAAAGTAATTATCTTCAATGAACGTTAATATAAATTTAGTCTGTAATGCATTCTTTGCAAACTGTATAGGGTAATCTTCAATTGCAACCCAAGGTGATTCCTTTACAACGTTTAAGAACCATGGTTTAGGTCCCATTACATGAATCTTCTGATTCTGTAAATATTGAACAGCACCTTTAGAGAAATCACCATAACTCTTGTCATCATAATGTGTAGGAGAACCTGCATAGAAGAATGAGATTTCTTCTGGTGCCTTATATCTGTCAAATCTCCATGTATTAAAGTCAAGGCAGTTAGGAATTACTTCAATCTTCTCTTTAGGTAAGAACTGTGATAAATTCTCTTTAAGGAATTCATTTGTGCATGTAACCTTGTCTGCAAGCTTATCTAAGTATTTCTTCATACCTTCGAAATTATCCTGTGCATGTATCTGACAGCGGTTATATTCTGGTAATTCATGCCAAACATCATCATCATAATCTATAATAAATTTAACACCAGTTTGTTCTTTAAGCCTAATCAATGCTTCAAACGTCTTTGGTGAGCATATACGTTGCGTATAAATCCATTCTTGACCATAGTAGTGAAATCTACCAGCGGGTGACAAAGTGGCCTTACAGCTCGAATATAGCTTGTTAAATGCGTTTCTAATACGATAATATCCACATGCGAAATAATCGCCAGGGACGAAACAAATTTGAAGATCATTAAATTTCATACCATACCCTCTTACCATTAATTGTTGTCCAATGTTTACCTAATTTAGCCGCACGCATCTTTGATTTACATTCATCACTATGTTTGCAGCCTAAATGTAATTTATTTCCTTTCATCTTATCTTTCCATTCTTCTGTATGTTTCTTTCCTTTGTTATGTATTAAGTAATGTTCATCTATAGTAACAAATTTGAATTCATGAGGATCCTTACGGTTATAATACATATTATTCTTTAATAACCATTCCTTACTGAATTCTTCACCGTTACGATGATGACAAACCCATCCCTTGAAATTATCAGCTTTAGCGAGCTCATAATTCTCTATTTCCTGATAATGTTCAGGACAGTATTTACGAAATTTATATTGTCTCATATTAATGTCTCCTAATCTTATGATCTGTGTATTCCTCTAAATAATCCTTTAATTCATCCATACAGTGTTCTATAATTATATTCTGTTTCTCAGCTTCAGTAGCCTTATTTGTATAATAATGTACTGCTGCTGTGTAGGCAATTCT